ACGCTTGCTAATCTCGCACTTAGTTCTGTATTTGTAGACAAAAAAATGGAATTTCGTGTTATTCCGAATAGAAATAAAAAAGGATTGTTTTATGATCTTTATATAAGTACAGATGGGATGATAACACCATTAGAAGATTGTAAGGGTGGTGGTGTTTTAGATATAATAAGCCTGTGTCTACGAATATCATATTTAAGGATATTTAAAGGCACGCTTAGACAGGTGTTAATATTGGACGAACCATTCAAAAACTTAGATGATTTACGAAGACCAACTGCAATTGAGTGGTTAGCTACAACGGCAAAAGAAATGGGAATCCAGTTGATAATTGTCACACATCTGGTTGATCTTATCGACTGTGCAGATAAAGCAATACGCGTGGAACAAGTCAATGGTATCAGCAAAGTCTACGAAGTCAACAAAGGATAAAATATTATCATCTCTTGGTTATGCAAAGTGGATTCCAAGAGTTATACTGGTTCCTACATTGTTTTATAAGAAGATAGTTATTCTTTATGAAACAATATTCAAAGATGCCACAACAATAACAGCGTTTACGTCATTTATTTTTCAGTTTGGTATTGATTTATTTTGGACATTAAAAACAAAATACAAGGTCACGTCATTTGTTGAATTCTTGCGGGTTCGTGAATTTTTATTTAATAATCTTAATGAACTTATGAGATTATATTATAAAGAAGAGACTATTACAACGCTAGAAGCTATTTATAATAGTCGTTCGGCACTAATGAGTTACAACAAAACAGAACGAGCTAAGTTTTTTGATTTTGTTAAAAAACATAGAAAAAAAGTAATGAAGGGTAGAATTGTCCTACGCTCAAAAGATATTTACATATTACATAGAGTCTATAGAAGGTTTAAAAACAAAAATGAGCATAATAAAGTGTCTTAATGATCTTAAAAATGAACCAAGAACGAGTATAAAATTAAATATTCTTCGGGCGTATGAAAATCAGGAAGACTTGAAGAAATTTTTAAAATATTCATATTCGAACCGAGAAATTTATGGCATTACATCAAATGCAATTAAAATAAATTGGCGTTATGGTATTGATGAAACAATACCATTTGAATTGTTTGAAAAGATCAAAACAATATCTGGTCGTAATGATAAGATTGAATACATAAAAAATGCATTAAATTTCAAGAAAAAAGAACTAATTGACTATGTTTTAAAAGCATTAGATAAAGACCTTAATGTTGGTATTAACAGAAAGTTAATAAACCGAGCTTTTGACGAAGAATTAGTACCAGATTTTGGTTGTATGCTTGCATTCAAACAAGACGAAAAAAGATTCAAACTTTCATTTGAAGCACTACCTTGGTGTTATTATAATGTAAAAATAGATGGAATTCGTTGTATTGTTCAAGTACATTCAGCAGACAAAATAGAATTTTTCTCAAGAGATGGTAAAGAATTACAGAGCTTTCTTGTAGAAGATATCAAAAAAGAGATAATAAAAAATATAGATCATTTGACTGGTCTTGAATTGGATTGTGAAATATCAAGCAATTATTTTCAAAAGTTAATGAGAATTGTAAATAGAAAAAATGTGGACATGTCATCTATTTACATACGAAATACAACAAAGTTGAATATTTTTGACATCATAACAATTGGTCATTTACCATTAGAAAATCGTGTAAAATATATGGAGAACTTAACAACAAAAATAGATTCTCCAAAGATAAAATTTGTCAAATATTTTAAAGTAAAATTGGATTATAACTTAATAGCGTCGATAGCTAGAAAATATATTTCGATGGGTGCTGAAGGTATTATTATAAAAAACCCATATTCAATCTATCAAACAAAGAGAAGTAATGATTGGTTAAAATTTAAAGACAAAAACACAATTGATTTGAAAATTATTGGATATTATCCCGGTGAACCCGGAACAGAATTTGAAAACTGTTTGGGTGGTTTAATCCTCAAATATAAAAATACAGAACTTCGTTGTGGTTCTGGTTTTTCGGAGAAAGAAAGAAATGATTATTGGTTAATAAAAGAAGATTTGCTTGACAAAATTTCTGAAATTAGTTATATGGAAGAGACACGAACAGGAAGTTTAAGACATCCTGTTTTTGAAAGATTCAGATTCGATAAGGAGAATCCAGATGATTAAATACCCAATAGTTGATGTGGTGAACAAAAAAGAAAAATTGATAAGTATCACTATAACAGATGGTCGTGGTGATATGTTTGATCTTGTTATGCCATATGTAAATCCAAGTTCCATTTTCGAAAGTGGATTTGTGAGAGTAGATATTGGTGATGCTGTAATAAGAAGACTTAAACTCGAAGATGCACATATTATGACAACCAGAAAAGAACGAAAATTTGTCATAAGTACAAGCATAAATCTTACACAGACATTTCACAATATTAAAAATGTTGAAACAATCAATGTTGTTAATCAGGACAATGAAGAATTTTATCAGTCTATACAAAATGCATTAAAAGAAATAATTGAAAAGACTGAGAAGAAAGAAAAAGAAAACAACAAGACTTCTTGACAACAATTTCTTACATTGTTATATTGGATTCAGAAACTTTTCGTAAGGAGTAATTTATGAATAATCTGGATACCTATATATCAACAATAGAAACAAATCTTGATGTTGTAAAAGGTGAGTTATATAAACTCAGAAATAACAAAATCAAGAAAGCCGGTCTTGTGTCTCGTAAGGCTTTGATGGTAATCATCAAATCAAGTCATGCAATGAGAAAGCTTATTCAGGAAGATGTTCGTGCTTTACCGGTAGTAAAGAAAAACATCACACCAGAAAAGCTTAAAGAAATGGCCGCAAAGCGTCAAAAAACTTTCGATGAAAAGAAAGCAAAGAAGCTGGCGGCTCAACAGAAGAAGTAAGAAAGGTAAAGCGTGAGTATACGAATTTCTATTGTTGATGGTAATAACTTTTTTCATAGGATATTTTGGAAAATATGTGATGTTAAGAGTTTCCAAAAATCCTTAGAAGGTATTGTTAAGTCTTGGTTAACAATGAGACAAAATTCTCTGAAAGGTCAGAGAGTTATAATGTGTTTTGATACTTGTAAAAGTGAACGCAGACTCAATATTTACCCAGATTACAAAGGCCATAGAAAAACATCTTTAAGCCCTGAGCAATATGAGATGTTTGTAAAGATATTTCCAATCTTTATAGAAATTTGTAAAAAAGCTGGACTTTCTGTACTAGAAGGTGATGGTTACGAAGCAGATGATTACATAGCATTGTTATCATTTATGCTTCGTAACAATCACCTTGTCACAATTATTTCTACAGATGGTGACTTTCCTCAACTAATAGATGAAAGAATTTCTATATATAACCCAAATACTAAAGTAGAAGCAAATTATAGAAACTTTCGTAACATCTATGGAATTAGCAAGGAATTTTATCTTGACTACAAGTGCATGATTGGTGATAAATCCGACAACATACCAAAGATCAAAGGTCTTGGCGAAGATAAAGCAATTGAATATATCACCGAATATGGCTCATACAATCAAATTGTTGAAGCACTGAAAGAAAAGAATAGCACAAAAAAGAAACCATCTGTAGTAGAAACCAGAATAATCGAATCTGGTGATTTGATAAAACAAAACAAAGAACTGATGGACTTATCTATTGTAAAAACAGACATGATTCTGCGTGGTCTTATCCGGGATAAAGTCAAGCAAACAAAATACGACAGAAATGAGTTGTTTAAGTGTTTGTGTGAATACAACATATCTCATATGATAGCTGAGTTTGATAAATGCAAAACCTAAGTTTACAAAAACTAATAGGTATTGACTGTAAAGATGAAATAAAGAACGATGTTTTGATCCGGGCAATTAACACTATTTCTTTGTGTAAAACATATAAAGAAATAGTTTCTGATATAAAACATAGCAATTATTTAACAAATAAACAAAAGCTTGCGTTGTTAAGATTTTTTCGTGATAATGAATTATATACACAGTCTTTATTTAATCAAAAAAATCTGATGAAATATGTAAGACAGTGTTTAAGATATTTGCCGCTTACAAAAAATCAGCGATTGGAAGTTGAATATGAGTTCGATAAAATTAACAAAAAACGATTTGAGTGTATTAGATAAGTCAGTTGATAAAATGTCGGCTGTTGATAGACAGCTCATTGATGTAAGAAAGAAAGCAATATTTCAAGCATTGAGTGCTGCAACGTCAGCCAGAGTAAGCATGATTCAAAATACACAAAAATGGTTAGCTGAAATGGAACGCAAGATTTTTAATCCTGTGTTTATAAATGATCTTTCGCCGTCCAGAGCGATTGCATTATTCAAATATATAAACAACCTCAACCTAAAGGCATTGATCGAAACCGATAGGCTTGAAATAGTCTTAAACAACTATATTCAATCCGGTGCAATGGAATTGAATGCAGAAATGAATAAAGATAACGCAAAAACAGCAGACATCAAAAAGCTGAAAGGCGAAATAATGGAAAAGCTTTCCGGTATATTAAAATCAAATATGAGTGATGCCGTAGTTGTTGATCCAGAAAGAGACAAAGCATTCAAAGAAATAGACAAAGAATTAGAACTGGATGATGGTGAAATACCTGAAAATGTAAATATAGAAGATGTAAAAGAATCAGAAGAAAAAACGATGGAAGATTTGGATGCACAGTTGAGTAAAATTGACTTGGATTGAATCAAAAAAAAATACCCCGGAACCGTTAGGCTCCGGGGTTATTTATTGTAATCAATGTCTTTCTCTGGCTCTTACTGTAATTATGGCATTTGTTAGAAAACCATAAACAGTGTATAGAAATGTCGGCCAAATAATCACCAATATTAAGCATAGAACGATATTACTGAATATGAAAACTGTGAATTTTAAGATTAGATAAACAACATACAAGTTCCATGCTAATTGTAATAACAGAAATATGACTCCGATTATATCAGCACAGTGTGATAGAATGGCTGATACAACTTTAATCATAGCTGTTCATCTTCCATATCAAAGATATTTGGTAGATTTCCCCCTTTTTCTACCATTGGTTCATATCCAGATTCCACAACAATATTGTTGTGTACAATTGAATATCTGATCACGTCTTCTAGTCCGTCATAGAACACAACAAGAATTGGTTGACTGTGAATTCCTCTTGAATACTGCTCTACTCTCTTCGATATCTTAAAGAAAGAGTCAGATTCAAGATCGACACCATTCAGACTTACAAGAACATGTTTTGAATTATCATACTCAGAACGAAGGTGTTTACGGTATTCAAGATCGAAATGATCCTTTGTCTGGATATCCTTTTGTATGTAGTACCTGACTGGCTTTGGGATATAAAACCTTAATAGACACTGATCAGATTTTGTTATTGTGAGAAATGACCTGTTTATAGTAACAGTCACATCAAAATCACACTTATACACTATTTTTTCTTCATATCTTTTGCTGCAAAAGTCTAATGGTGTTGTAGTATGAATTCTACCTGATGTTGTGTTCGTTTCAAATTCGATCAATTTGTTGGAAATTTTAATTAGTTTAATGTGCTTATACATTAAGATTCTCCTTTCAATTTAATGGTAAAAAATACCATTTGTATCATTTGCTTGTAGGTCTTTTTGGAATTGAGTAAGGCCATTGAGCAATGTTCTACAAATCCGCACTGCTCTTCTTTGCTGATCTGGTTTCTTTTTTGTATCAAGAATTTCTATCTTCATCAACTCAAGAATATCTGACATGATCTTTGGATTTGTTACAAATCCAATTTCATTTTCGATCTCTTTCTGATAAAGATAGACGCGATTGTAATACTCAGCAATAAATGGTTCTTTAATACTTGAATGTTGATGAGTAACAAGAAAACCATCTTTTGTGAATGTTTCAAATCTAACAGGAATTGCGATAATGATAGGCTCCATCGTTTGTAGAAACTCAGTCATTTCTTCTTTTATGACATCTGTTTCTGCCAGAACAAGTAGCCGATTGCCTTCTTTTGTGATAACTATATCACCTGTTTTGTGCATTTATTTTCCTTTCAACCAATTCGTAATGCTTTGTCATTGGATTATACACCCATATAAATGTTTTTTCAATCATCTTCGGATTCCCCTTTCATTGATTCTATTTCTCTCATACAACCAAAATTTTCTACAGAAAGAATGAAGCCAGCATCATTGACGTTACCGAAACAAGTTGCGTCTGGGCAGTTGCATTGATACACGCTTCCATCTGGTTTTACAATGATATCATCACAACCACAACCAGAATCTTCGGTGTATTCTTCATTTTCTAATGCTCTTCCGGCTGGAGATATCCTTGTAACACTTCTTATTGCATTCAATGATTCAAATTTTGAGATTACTTCTTCATCTACCATATACATATCATGGTAATCATCAATTGAGAGGTTTGCGTGAATAACGCCTTTTTCTGTAAGTTTGGCAAGAAGTATAGCCTTATCTTTAATAGAACCATTTGTTACTATACCAACATCATCACATATAGCAATACACTCAATAAGAATTGTGTTGAAATATTTGTGTAATGTTGGTTCACCACCACCAATAAAAGCATATTCTTCATCACGAAGAATTTTATTTTTTACATTTTCCCATGTTTCAAGCGTCATATCTTCACCGACTTCGGTACAAGCAAAGCAACAATGAGCACATCGCATATTACAACGGTTCGTGATCTGTATATACATATAATTCTCCTTTTGTATTTGAAATCATTCACTGATTTCTATATTGTAATATTCACATTTGATCAATTAGATCATTACAAGCAATCCAGAGAATGTATTTTATATTATCTTCTCTGTTTGTGAGTTTTGATGGTTCCCAAGCACCATATTCTGTTAATACATTTGCAATTGTTTCGTCGTCATATTTATCAAAACGACTAACAATGTTGCTCTGTTTATACAACTCGTTTATTGCTGAGTCAGCAGGGCCGATACGTGGAAGTGACATGTATTCTTTTTTATAAAGAGGTATTTCAATTTCTCCAGAAGAACTACTCCAGATTTTTGGTCTACTCATGGCTATTCTCCTATTTCATTTCTACAATCATTATGTTATCGGTGATTGTTGGTAATTCTATGTTTGTATTGAACTTAATTGCCTTTGATAGTGATTGGGTATATGTGTTTTTGTCGATGAACATACCAGAAAGATATTTACCGCTTTCAATATCAATGACAAGGTAGTAAGAAGGTGTCATTTTAAGTTCAGGTAACTTAAAGTACTTTCTGAACTGGTTCTTGATTGAAAGCGGTATCTTCTTCGTCCAACGGATATCATTCCAAACATCTGGTAGAATATTGTGTATAAATACATCAAATATTATGTATTTCGATTCAAAATTGTTTTCTTTGGTCATATTTACATAATCAAGTTCCAAGAAAGCAACCCGATCACCACAACGAGCGTAAAAGCTTTCTCCATCAACACCATATGTAATGTTTCTCATATCAGTTTCCTTTCATGTATTCATCTGCAAGCTTCATAACAGCCTGCTCGTCGTTGAGAAGATTTTTCAGGTATTCCTGAGTCATCATCGAGTAATCATCAACGAACAATCTTGTGTCGTTTTCTTCGGCAAATGTTCGGAATACTTCAAGTGTTGCTATATCTACAGCATATGAAGCATTTTTCAGTTTGTAAAAAAGATAACCACCACTTACAGAAGCAGATGTGAGATTCTTTCTACCAAGACCTTTTTCTAGCGCCAGTTTGAGTAAAAGAACAGCAGTTTGATCAGAAAGCATTACAATTCTCCTTGGGATAAATTAAGACAAATAAACTTGTCTCTACATACGAAAAGACCTACCAGCTTTTGACTGGTAGGTCTTTGTAAATTATTCTTCTATAAGATAGCACCGATCTTCTGTGCATCTTACACGATCAAAAATATCCGTTACTTCTTGTGGTACAAATCCTTTATATATGTCAGTTATGTGCCGAGTAAGAGCTTCATAACCAACAGTGCTATTAACATTTCAACAATATTTTTATTATCCATTGTCATTATACTCCTTTTTAATTAACAAACTACATCATCAAGGTCTATAACAATGTGCTTACCATTCTTGATAATGTAGTTTGTTCCAGAGTTTGAAAAACATGCACAGTAAACACGATGCCATCGTTTACCAATACAGATCATGTGTTCAGTAACAATCCGCCCACCATAACCTGTAGCAGTCTGCATCAAGTTACGCTTGTGATACCAGAGAGGTTCGTGTTTGTAACCATCAACAACCAGTCTGATTATTTCTGGTATGGGAGAACCAGCAGGACTTCTACCACTGTTTTGATAATTTCTACCAGTAATTGTGATCATTATAAATTCTCCTTTACCATTTCCAGCATTTATCTAAGCCAGAACCAAATGATCTTACAATCTTTACATCGCTGTGTTTTTTGGATTCTCTGGCAGAGATTGGCTGGTAATGGTAACTCTTGCAGTAAGAAAGAAGTTCTGCCTTGTTTTCAAACGCCATACAAACCCAACCTTCTCCATTACCATGATTAACTAATGCGTATTTCATAATGATCTCCTTATGTAAATTCTGTTAGCAAGAACACAAAGTTTTCTTACAGTTGGGTTTTCTGCAAAGTGTTCTTTTTTCAATCCCTTGTTTTTACGTATATTACTGTAAACTGCATTGAATAACCATTTCATTCTGTTTTTTGTTTTCTTTTCTTGCCGTCTTATGTTTCGTATCAGTCGCTTCATTATCTGTTTATATGTTTTCATATACAACTCCATTAAATAAATTTGATAGCAATTAAACTTGCTTCTACATTAGAAAAGAGCTACCAGCTTTTGACTGGTAGCTCATTGTTACATTCAATCCTGATAAAGTTTACCACTCTCGGTAAATTCAAACTCACAGTCTTTGGCATGTTGAATACAGTTTTCATCTTTCCAGAAGTATTCGATCTGTTCGCAAAGATTTCTGTAGAGTGTTTTGCAGAAGTCTTTGTACCATTCGGTAATAACTTCTTCAACACCATCAAGAAGTTTGGTTACATGAACATCACCAATAAACCTGTCGATACCATGATCATGAAGATCAAGAGACACAGTTACAGAATTTTCATGGTAGTACATACCGTGATGTGTCAGTTCAAGTTCAAGTTCCATACCAGAGCGATGAATTTTCTGTAAAACCTTCCATTGTTTCTTGTCGAAAAGCTTCTTGATAGCA